AAAAAGCCGAATCTGAAAGGTCTGATCAAAGCAGATCAAGTCAAGACCATCGGGAGCGGTAACTACGCTCAGGACTACGTCCCCTGGTCTGTGATCCAAGCTCTTGTCAATGAGCACTGTTCTGGTTGGACTCTTGTCATCAACAAGACCGAGGATGGCCAAATCTTGCATCGAGTAGGCAATACAGGGTTTATTTCTGTTTGCTATCAATTCGAGGATGGATTCAAAGATGTGGAGTGGGTCCAATCTGTGATGGATAATCGTCACAAGCCGATTGCTTGGGACAAGATTGACTCAAGGGCCGTTACAGACACCCATCGACGTGCGCTTGTAGCTTGTGCTGCCGCTACCTTCAATCTTGGAATTGAACTCTGGACCAGGGAAACTCTTGACGACGGCTACCAGGAAGTGACCAGCGCTACTTCAAGCGTGTCTGAAACTTCAAGCGTGTCTGAAACTTCAAGCGCTTCTGTGCCTGTCATGGCTGAGAAGTCAAGCACCGACGAAGACTCCTTTCGAGAGTTTGGTCTCAAAGCTGGGCTTAACACACAGACTATCGACAAGCTTGTCGAAATCATCAAAACCCAGCTCAACGGAAACTGGAAGACGGGTATCAATAACGTCGAAAAGCAAGGAGCAGAATTCCTTAACAAGAAATTCTCCTGACTCTCTAAACAGCGACATTGATCGCGCAGCCAGGCATCTGGCTAATTTCTTCAAAGGCAAAGTCGTCGATGCGGATCCTTGCTAGGGTCCGCCTACCTTCTGGACACCATGAACGATCCCATCAACGTTTGGCTCACTACAGCGGCAAAAGAGCGTGAAAAACATGGAAGCAAGACCATGGAATATTTTCAAGCGCTAAAGAAAAACTGCTCAGAAAAAAAGAGGCTGAAATTACAGGAGAACATTTGCAAAGGCAATCTTCTTCTGATCAGCATGGTAGTCAAAGGCTACATGAAAAAACATCAATCCATTGGACCTGAAAGGCATCTTGAATTGCTACAGGAAGGATATTTTGGATTGCGTCGCGCTGTAGAGAAGTACGATGTGACAAGGGGTTATGCATTTTCGACCTATGCAGTGAACTGGATTCGTCAATCAGTTCACCGATATGACAAGGTCAACCAATCACCTATCAGGATTCCTGAGAACCAGTTGAACGAAGTTCTTTATCAGATCAAGCATGGAAAATGCAGTGGCAGCAAGTATGCGTCTAAGGACAAGGGCTTGACTCTTTCCGCGCACCAGGCATTGAATGTGATCAGTTTAGACGTTCCGGTCAAAGAGATCTCTGGAAAGTACGATCGATGTGAGCATACCTTGAAGGACATCATTCCTAACGACAGGACTTTAAATCAAAGCAGTGGTGAGTGGTATTCAAACTTTTTAGAAGCCAAGATCGAGGCTGCAAACCTGGAGGAGGACGAAGCTAAGGTTGTGAGGTTTTTTGCCTACAAAGGACGCAAGGATCTAACTATTGCAATCTTTAGAAAGAGTGGTGAGGTGGTTGCACCTTTAAGAAAACTTGAGTCAGGTCTTGGCAAATTGAGGGCGCTTGCAGAGGAGGCAGCGTAGATATTTTTTGTATAATGAACTGTAACCTGTTTTAGGATTAACTGAATGGCTAGCTGTTCTGTCGCTGGTAAAGTCATTTGCAAAGAAGGCGAGCCTCCGGTAACCATTCGAGAGTTTGGTAATGGGGGTAAGATCGCAAAATTCTCAGTGCTTGATAGCCAGTACTTCTATGTCAAAGAAGGAGACGATCGTAAAGGTCAATTCTACAATGTAGAAGTCTCCGGCAAAATTGTTGACATTGTTGCAGATCGCCTTAAGCGTGGCGATCGGATCAAAGTAGATGGTCAACTGGTACTGCGCGATTACAACGATCGAACTTACTGCGATATCAAAAATGGAGACATTACATTCATGGAAGACCGAGAAGCGACCACCCGCTCTGGGTTTTAACGAAAGGAACACTTAGGAGGGGAAACCCTCCTTCTCTTTTTTGCTATGAACAGGCATCAGTCAGAGGATTGTCCAAGTTCTGTTGGTATGCTTTTTGATGAAACTCCACGACTAACTACAGCGGTAGTAAGGCCATACGTTTGGGCCAATCTTCTACATCGTGGAGCAACAAAGCCAGAAGAAATTGTAGCAGCCCTGACGCCTGTTTGCAGTAAAGATGATATCAAAATCGCAAACTGGGATGGCGTTGAGGAAGGCGAAGACCGCACCTGGGTTGAGGTCTGTGTTCAAGATGTTTTAGGTGAAATGCTTTTGGAGGGCTTATGTCGCTATAACGAAGAATTAGACCTATGGGTGCTTTCTGTGGGAGAAAACAAAAAGAATGTACCTAAAGTCATAAGCGCATGTACCACCTTAAATGCTCAGATGCCCAAGCACTTTCTCTCTGAACTAGCCTACTGTGACCGAAAAAAGATACAAAGTCTATAACCCATTTACGGCTTTTACTATGTCTAACCTCACCTGGGATGAAGCAATTAAAGAGTGGAAACTTTGCAGGGAATGCTTAGTGCTTAAAGACAACATCACTGAAGAAGATGAAAAAGCTTAAAGACGGCACTCTGAAGTTCAAGCCGTCAGCGGTAAAAGCCTCTGAATGGATGCAGCAAGAACCCTTGCCCATGAGATCTTTCCGTAAAGGCACTGTTGTTAAAGTATTCATGGGAGCAGGCTGGGAGAAGGGAAAAGTAGTAAAATGGTCCAAGGAAGGTGTATCCGTTTGGCTTTCACGGAAACAAGCTACGGTCACAGTCCGAGACAACAGGTGTATCAAAGAGGAAACCTCCAAATGACTTTTGATCCAGTTGGGAACCCGTCTCACTACTCTGAAGGCAGGACCTATGAACCAATCGATGTGATAGAAGATTGGGGACTGGGTTTCCATCTTGGCAATGCCTTGAAATACATTTCAAGGTCAGGCAGGAAAGGCGATGAGATTGAAGATTTAGCCAAAGCAGTTTGGTACATAGAAAGAGAGATTGATCTGAAGAGGTCTCTGCTTAAAAGCAAAATCGATGACATTTCTTTGGTTGATAAAGCTTCTTTTTATTGCTCGCAATCCGGGCAGAGCTATTTAGAGGAATATGGCAACGGTTTTGATGATCCGCTGAAATAAGATTGGCATACTTAGCTAACCTAGCTAAGTGATTGCCTTGGAACTTATAGCGACTCTTAGTATTGAGATGTCTCTGTTTTCTAAGGCAAGGCCACGGGTTACATCTCGTGGCACTTTTATGCCTAAGGCATATAAGGACAAACAGAAAGAGATGCTTCGTCAAGTCAAAGAGCAATGGCAAAAGCCACCACTCGAAGGACCAATAAGGGTTGAGCTGGAGGCTTACGGTGAAGGCAGGGCTGATACTGACAACATTGCAGGAGCACTCTTTGATAGCCTTAATAAGGTGCTTTGGGTTGATGATCGAGTTGCAATTATTCCTGAATTGGAAGTTAAATGGAAAAAAGCAGCGAAAGCTGATTCCAAGTGGTTGGTAAAACTTTATTCATTAGATTAAGGCATACACAGTATTGCAAATGCCTGAAGTCTGTTATAACCAACCTGATCACTCCTACCGACGGGAACCAGGGCTAAACCAATCTTCGCTGAAGAAGATATTGAAAAGCCCTGCACATTACAAGTCAGCACTGGAAGACAAATTCATACCTTCTCCTGCGATGGAGATCGGCACAGCCCTACATTGCCTGGTCCTTGATGGGCAAGCGGCTTTTGATGGTCAATATATAAGGAAGCCGGACACCATTAAGTTAAACACAAAAGAAGGTAAAGAGTGGAAGGCCCAGCAAGGGAAAAGGAAGCCCTTGATCGAAGGAGGCAGGGATAACCCTTGGGGATCAATTCAGGGTATGCGAGATTCGCTTGCCAGGCTTGATTGGTACAAGAATACTGGAGAAGATTACATTAAGAGGAACGAAGTATCGATTTACTGGGACTGGGAAGGCCAGCGATGCAAGGCAAGACTTGACAGCGTCTTGGAGGAGCAAGGTATTGTCTTAGACCTTAAAACTACGGACAGCGCAGACCCTGACGCCTTCTTGAAAAAAGTGATTTCATTAGGCTATGACTTCCAGGCAGCGTATTACAGCAAAGCGGCAGAGGCAATTTTTGGGAAGCCCTTTAGGTTTATCTTTGTAGCAGTCGAGAGGAAGCCACCGTATAGCGTGGGTCTTTTTGAGATGGACCAAGATATGGCTCAGGAGGGCTTGGCACAATGTATAGCAGCATTGCGTTTATATAAAACCTGTTCGTCTTTGAACCACTGGGAGGATTATGATCCCACCATTAAGAAATTGGTTTATCCACGTTGGTATAAGAAGCTAAGCACTAAAATGGTTAAGCCTGTTGAGGTTCTTTTCTAATGAAACCAGTTACATCCGCAGACATTTTGAAGGCAGATAAGCGCCTTCAAGTTTGTGTACTACAGGCATTTGAAAATCCTGAAAAGATTATTTATCAAGGAGCTAAGTGTGATTACAGTGAAGAGCCTATTCATGAGCGCGATACTGAGGGGATCGATTTTGGCCTTTTCATTATCGATAAGCTTCTTGGTAATGATCGCGGCCATTGGGGGCCTCTTGAACATGCTGCAATAACACTAAGTTGTTCTGGGTTTGAGCACAGCGTCATGGTGCAGGCCAGGACTCATAGGGTAGGAGTAAGCTTTGACGTGCAATCACAAAGGTACACAAGTAAGCGTGTCTTACGTTGTGGCGCTGGAGAACTAGAAGTCGATGATGTCTTTTACTTCCGTCCTGCAGGTCTCTATACTGACAGGAAGGGCGCAAAGTATGAATACAAAGACGAACACATCCTTCAAGACATGGAAAGATGTTTTGATCAATGTGTCAGGTACAGGTATCGTATTAACCATTTAGGCTATGCAGAAGAACATGCTAGGTCTTTCCTTCCTCAGAACATTCGCCAGAACTTTGTTGTTTCTTTTAATCTTAGGAGCCTATTGCATTTCATGGACCTTCGATTTAAAAAAGACGCTCAGCTTGAAATTCAAACACTCTGTGAAGCCATGGCACCGATCGCGGCGGAGTGGGCTCCATCGGTATGGAGTTATTACGAAAACAAGCGCTTACATAAAGCCAAACTAGCCCCATAGGAAAACTAGTCTGCGAGATGCATTGGTATGACTAAAGAGTGGCGTGAAGTCAAAGCTGTAGTACAACCTGGTCCTATCTGGGCATTTCGCAGAGGTTACCGTGTAAATGAAGCTGGAATGCACGAAAACGAGAAACAGTTTCGTGCATTTACCTTTCACCTGAACTGTGGCAATGAAAGGTCTTATATAAAGACTGCAGAGGCTATGGGTGTCAGCGCTGCTTCCATTAACAAATGGGCAGAACGCTGGAACTGGAACAGAAGGTGTGCAGCTTATGATAAGAAAGAAATAGCCTTAGCCTTCAAAGAAGCAAACAGACTCCAACGCAAACATCACAGGGAACAGATTGATGACTTCAGGAAAGCAAACGAAGACCAGGCTCGCCTGATGATGGGAGTCAGTTCTGATTTGATGGGAATTGTGCAAAAACGCATTGAAAAAGCAGAGAGGGAAGATGAAGAGATTCCAATGCATTTGATCTCAGGCTTAATGCGTGCAGCTTCGAACATTTCTGATTCAGGCCGACAAGCCTGGGCTACTTCTCTTGGTGTTAATGAGTTGATGAGTGTTGTTGAGCAAGAAATCGAAGAGGTACAAGTCGAAGTGATGGATGAAGGCAGCGACGAGGCTTACGATATCCCTCTTGACGAATAGTTATGTCTATCAAATATGGAAACGATTACCTTGAGTACGCTGCAAGAGGTCAAGGCTTAGTCAAGGAAGTCAAAGCCAAGAAGTCAAAGAAGGACAGCAACAAAAGAGTAATTCTTTGGCAATTTATCAAGAAAGTACACCCAAATTACAAGTTTTACAAATTCCATGCAACAGTTATTGCAGAGCTTCAAAGGGTTCTTGACGACGGGTGTAAAAGGATCATCCTGCAGGTCCCGCCGAGACACGGAAAATCGCTTCTTGCTTCACAGCTTTTACCTGCAGCTTATTTGCTTGCTCACCCTGATCGCTATGTCGGAATATCATCCTATTCAGCAGAACTTGCAGAGGGATTCTCAAGAAAAGCAAGAGAATATTTTCGTGAAGGAGGTGGACTTATAAGCTCAACTAGCCAAGCTGTTAATGCCTGGGGGACAGACGCTGGGGGCGGCCTATGGGCTGCCGGTGTTGGGGGTGCAATTACTGGCCGCTCAGGGCACCTGCTCATCATTGATGACCCAGTCAAAAACCGCGAAGATGCGGAGTCTGACCGCATGATGGAGAAACTTAACGATTGGTACACCAGTACTCTTTACACCAGACTGGAGCCGAAGGTCGGTGCGATCGTTGTTATTCAGACTCGTTGGTCTGAAAATGACATGATTGGTCAGCTTATTGATAACGAATTTAATGTAAGCGAAGTCGGAAGAGAAAACTGGACCATAGTTGATTTACCAGCACTGTACGAAGACCCTGATGATCGCCCTAAGCTGCCAGAGCATTGTACCTGCATACCTGACTGGCGTGAAGAAATAGGCGAGGCACTTTGTCCCCAAAGATATAACGAACAAGATTTAGAACGCATTAGGGAAGCAGTCGGTAGCAGGGATTTTGCCTCGTTGTATCAACAGCGACCTGCGCCTGATGGGGGTAACATGTTTAGCCCAGATTGGTGGCAGTATTACTCTTGGGATACACCACTACCTCCCTTCCAGCGTGTCGTATTATCAGTTGACTGTACATTTACAGACAATAGAAAAAGTGATTATGTTGTTGGCGCTGTGGTAGCACAGGCTGGATCGCAATTCTATGTGTTGGATCTTGTCAGGGAGAAATTAGATGTGATAGGCACTATGGCAATGATATCCAGGATGTATAAGAGGCATCAACTATCTGGAACGGTAATTGAAATGGCTGCATCTGGCTTTGCCGTTTATCAAATGATGAGCAAGAAAGTTCCTGGCTTAATAGGTTTTAAACCAGACAGAAGCAAAGAATCCAGGGCGGCTAGCATTGTTCCCATGGTTGAAGCGGGTAATGTGTATTTGCCAGCGAGTGAACCGTGGCTGGATTCATTCATTAATGAATTTAGCTTATTTCCTGCTTCCAAGAATGATGACATGGTGGACGCCATAACCATGGCATTGAATTATTGCACGCAAAGAAGCGCTCCTCAATTAACGCAAGTAACCTGGGGCAGAGGTACAAAAGCTATCCCGGTAAGAGAAAACCAAATTTTTTGATAAAATACATGAAAGACTAAACTAAATGGCTCGAAAATCTCCAAAGTTTCAGATGAATCGAGCACAGCAAAGGCTTGCCGCTGATAACCTTAACCTGGCTCGTCGTGAGGCTTGGAGGCAACAGCGTATAACTGGAATCTGTTACTCGACACTGGAATCAGTTGCTTTCGTAGGACTCTGCAAAGCTGCTTACAGGTACGACCCTAAAATACCTCATCCTGAGACCGGTAAAAGTATGAAGTTTTCAAGTTTTGCTGTTCCCACAATTAGGGGAGAGCTTATGCATTGGGTAAGGGATAGTACCTATGCTTTAAGGTTGACTCATAAAATGCGTGAGCGCTGGGTAAAAGGACGTAAATTACTTTACCGAGGATTTACAGATATAGAGGTGGCCGAAGCCTTAGAAATCTCTATAGATGATTGGATAGAAGTGCGTAGCGTTTGCTCTGGGCCTCCACTGGAACTGAAAGAGCAAGCCAAGCCCACTGAGGCGCTGGAGGCTTCAGAGGTGGACTTTGGTCAAATGTATCTCGACCTTGCCTGCAAGGCTATCGACGAGATGGAAGACGATGACCTCAAGACTTTGTCATCCGTTGATGTTTACCTGTCAGGCACTGGAACAAGAGTTCCGAGAGAATCTATAGATAAGATGTTGATTTCTGCGGGTTGCCATACAACGGACTGGGATAAAGAGGATATTAAGGTTTTAGAGGGATGGGAAGATCTTAGCAATGGAAGGATGCAGGGAGTGTTGTTTTAGTTACCATGAAGCATGGCAATTCAGGCAAGCACTTTAAGTGCGATCAAGTCAGCTTCGCTCTCTACGGTTATCCAGGCTCTTGGTGGAGACCTTAAGAAAACCGGTAGAGAGTTTGTAACTAAATGCCTTTGGCATGATGACACCAATCCGTCTTTAACTGTTAGCGACAGGAAAGGCTTTTGTTTTTGTCACGTATGCAGAGAAGGTGGTGATGCTATTGAATACACCAAGAAAGCCAAAGGGGTTGGTTTTAGGGAAGCGACAGAAATCGTTTGTGAAATTCTCAAGATAAGATTTGAATTAGACGATGCTAATAACGAAGAGTATCACCAGCAAAAGAAAATAAAAGCAAAAGCGATTGCTGAGTTACAAAAGGAACAAGCTCAGTACGCGGATAACATTAAAACCGAAAACGCTTTTACCTTGGCGTGGAAAGGTCATTGTTTCGAGGATTTTTTCAAAGATCGAAACATTAGTGATGAAGCAAAAGAAGAGTTCGGCATGGGATATGCTGCAGATGGCTTTTTCTCTGAAAGGATTACCATACCTATACACGACCACCTTGATAAGCTAATTGGATTTACTGGAAGAGCAACAAAAGCATATCAGGTCGCAAAATACAAGAACAGCAAAGACAGCGCAATCTTTCAGAAAAAGCTTGTTCTATTTAATGAAAACCGTGCTTACAAGCACGCGCTTGAGGCAGGTTCAATAATCTTTGTCGAAGGCCACCTGGATGTTATTGCTATGTGGCAAATAGGAATCAAAAATGTAGTAGCAGCTCAAGGGACTGGTACTCCTGAGCCATATGTATTCAAAAGGTTAGCCAAGAACATAAAAAACTTTATTCTTTGTTTTGATGCCGACAGCGGTGGAAAAAGTGCTATTAACAAATACCTTCAAGCATTGAATGACTTGATACAGAATGGAGAAATCAACGTAAACATTGCAATTCTGCCGGAAGGTAAAGATCCTGATGATGTCATAAACTCCGGGCTTGATCTTTATTCGTTTATTGCTAATGCTACTCCTTGGCTGGATTACGTTATAGATACATGGACCTCAGAATTAGATTTTAGTGATTCGGTAATGATGGTAGAGGTAGAGAAAAGGTTAAGGCAAGTGATCAATGAAATTAGGTCAAATGCTTTAAGGACTCACTACATAGAAAAAGCTTCCAGAGCCTTAAGCAAGAGCAAAAAAGAAGCTGACTTGTTGATCAAATCCTGGGGAGCAAACAGGGTCTACGTAGGAAGAAGAAGCGAATGGGAGCCAAGATCTTCCTTTGAAGTTAGAAAGGCTGTTGAAACAAGACTCTTGAGGATTTATATCCATAAGCCTGCATCCAGGGACAAGCTTACACCATTGCTTGATAAAGTGACCCATCCACCTTTTGTTTGGCTCGTTAATAGACTGAAAGAACTAGAAGAGCACTCTTCAACAGATTTAACACCATATAGTGTTATGGCCATATTGGCCGTTTCTGAGTCTCACTTTGTTAAGCAATTAAGAACTTTGGTCAAACCTAAAGTCTTGATAGACTCAAGCGAGCCTGTATTGGAGCATATTTTAACTACTATGAATAATACCGTAATAGAGTTCTAATTTGTTCTACTACGAGCTAAGCGAGGCTGAACAGGAGCTAGCGCTAACAGAAGGACAACGAAGGCAAAATCAAAATGAAAGTAAAAAGCGTAAAGGCCGCAATCTTGGACCATCTTTTGGGGAAAAGGCTTTGCAAGCACATCTAATGGGTGCTCGCGGAGAAGTCGCGGTTGCGTCTTATTTAAGGTTAAAGGGGAAACTTTTCACAGAGCTGAATCCTATTAAAGGTTCTTGCGACTTGCCCTTTTCTATTGATGTCAAGACAAGATCAAACCATTCCTATGACCTGCTGTGCTTCCTTGACGAGGAAGACGAAAAAAGACTTGTGCTAGTCACAGATCAATTAGGTAAACTTATTATTCATGGTTGGATCTTGGCTAGAGATGCTAAACAGCAAAAATACAGAAAGTCTTACAGTCCGGGAAGGTTGAACTATGCGATTCCTCAGTCAGACTTAAGGCCGATTTCCGAACTGCGTCAACTGATTAAAAATGAAAGCAACCATCAACACTCTTGACAATTGCCCTTGGTGCGAGAAAGCTAAAAAACTTCTAAAGAATTTTGATATTTCTTACTCAGAAGTTGATGGCAAAAGTGAGAACTGGCCAACAGTTCCCTATATTGAAATAGACGGCAATCCAGTAGGAGGCTTTATGGAGTTACGTAGGTTCTGCGGTTCTTTGCCGGATGACTAGCGCGTCAACTTATACCGTGATCTACCTTGATGGCAACGGTATAAAAAGGGAAGTGTATGTTGCGGCACCTACAATAGTCAAAGCGACTCTCCAGGCCCGCGAAGTTCTTCCTGATAGCTGTGAGATCATTCGCGTCTATCTTGATTCTTAAGGTAAAATCATGATTGGATTCTATTCACTTTGCGTCGTGCTGACGGTTTGCCTATTGATTGATGCAGACGCAACTATTAGGGTCCTAACAATAGTAAGTCTTAAGATTCAGATTTATTGGATTAACTGGCGTATGAAGTGTCAAGCGCGTAAAATTCATCGCGAATTGATTAAGATGTCTAAGGAGGCTGGTTGGCCAGAACCACCGCCTTTCACTTTTACAAACATCTGGGAACGCGACTAAATTATGGCATTTTCTCCTTTACCTCAAAAAGGATCTTCTTATGCCCGTGATGGACACAAGCTTGGAGATCTACCTAAACGGACATCTATCGGCAACGGTAAACGCAAGAGAGGCTCCTTCAAGGGCTCTAAAGCCTATCGAGGGCAAGGTAAGAAGTAGTTCAGGAAGGAGTCTTCTTAGGCTCCTTTTTTTTTGGCTTGAGATGTTTATCAGATGCTATGTCAGTGATCAGGGTCATTCCAGATCTAATAAAGTCTTTGCTTTTGTCAACTGGAGAGTTACCCATTGAGATTTATCTTTGCACTATATTTCCGAAGTGCGTGAAACGGGTCTTTCTCATTAAGCTCGATAGGTAGCCTCTATCTACCCGAACCCAGTCAATGAACGAATTTCGCGACTCAGCCCCTGCCGCAGAAACT